AGATGGGAAGGAGGAGCTAGAGCACCTATTGATTTAACTCCAATTTCTTCTAATTTTGATAAAACAGGTGCGACAGTATCTTTCCATTTTTGAGAAATATTATTGTCTTCTTCCTCTCTCATTGCATCAAGAATTGAATTCCTGACAATTGTAGATAAAAACAGGGTTCTGAATGACTCCCCTTTATCCGTAACTCCTGAAACTTTATTAAAAGGAGTTTTAAGGACTTTAATCCATTCCTCTGAAAGACCTTCTTCCCAGTTCTTTACTTTTCCATATTGCAATAAAGAATTACCTTCACTAACGCTGCCTTCATTTCCACATTTTTCACATTTATAATTAGTCATAGTCCCTTCATTATACCACACTTATAGTCCGGGAATTAAGTCGGATAAAGACTCTGAAGCCTTGCTGTATAGGTGTGGCATTTCTTTTGGAGTGATTATTTTATCTATTGCTCCAATTTCAAGCGCTTCTTCTGCACCAAAGAAGTAGTCGCCTTCATCTATTATAGTAAGAAACTCTTTCTTTGTTAAATGAGTTCTTAGTGCAACCTGGTCTGCAAATATTTCCTTAATCACTTCTAAGAACTTGCTTTCTGAAGCTAATTGCTTATCTGTCCCTTGCGCTCCACTTCTTGGTCCATGAGCCATTAATACAGTTCTTTGTGTAGAGAGTCTCACATCACAGTATTGCAATAAATAAAAACCCATTGACATTGCTTTAATATCAGCTACACATGTAATTGGATGACCAAATTGCTCCAATTCTCTTACTAAATTCATTCCATCAAAAACTGAGCCCCCAAATGAGTCAATACGAACCCATAAATTGGTATAACCCTTTGATTTTAGGAGCTTAATCTTAGCTACGTAAGTCTTGACTGCATTTTCATTAAAATCAGTTACTTCAATCATAACTGGTTCATCATTTGATATAGAAGGGGTCTGGGCTAATGCACAAGTAGTTAAAAATACTACAAAAAACAAAGAAACTAATCTCATTTGTAAATCCTCTACATATGAGATTAATACGCCTCTTGGTTATTCTAGGGTGAATAAATTCATTTGTTCACCAGCCTGACTGGTGTCACCATTTGGCTTTTTAAGCCAATATCCTCTATATGTATATAATCCAGAGGGTTCGTTGTCAAATACTTGCCAATAAAGGAAGTATTCACATCCTTCGCTTAAAGCTATTGACTGAACCTTACGAATCATTGCTTTTACGTCATATCCGGGATGTTCTGCGGCTATTTCATTTTCTGGAAAACCAAATTCCCCTATAAAAATTGGAGTACCTGGGCATGCGTTCTTAATAGCTTTTAATGCTTTAGTGAAGTTCTCTGTACATTGAGCTTCCCAATCAGCCTGATTCGCTCCATATCCAAATACTATAGTTGAGTCATAAGCTGAATAAGCTACAGCATCTGGCTGGATTATTGGCAAAATGTCCTTAACTACTCTTCTATAGCTTGGGTTTGAGTAAATATCAGATATTCTATTTGCTTCTATTACATTCAATACCCTGACATTTTGATGCGCTGTATTTCTTCTTGCATCACTTACTGCTCGTTGTCTGATTTGATGGAATGTAGCATAATTGTCTACAATTTGTCTACTTATTGGAACAGTTGGGTCGAATGTGTCTAAAAATGCCCAATCTCCTTCCCAGTTAGAGAAAACGAAGGTTTTTCCTGTATTATTATAAGTAGTTAGCAAATGAACAGCTGCATTGTAGATTTCTGTATATTCAGTATCTAGCCTTGTCTTGGTAATTCCAGTTCTCCACCAGTTATTGTTTGGATTACCAAATGCAAAGGTGGTGAAATAAAAGGTGGTCAGAGCGGAGTTAATTAACGTAGAAAATTCGGTTGTTTGAAGTAATTGAGTTATATTAGCTGCGGCCATGTTTGACCAAGCAGTTTGGTAGTCATATCTTACTAAATAATCTTGTGTGCAATAAACTCTTATTGTAGATAGATTTAGTGCAATTGCTTCATTCATTCCGTCAAGAAACTGAGTTCCTGACCCATTTGGGACGGTATACAACCCGTCAACATGTGAAGCTCCATAGCGCATTACCATATTAAGTGCTCGCTATTGTCAAGAACGACAGCCCGTCATTGCTGCTGGATATAAAAGTTCTAGTTTTTTGTGTATTTATGGTTACGCTTGCTAGTCCGTCTATGGTGCCGCCAGCTGGTGGATAGACAGTTAGTGTATTTGCTCCATTATTACTGACAACAACTAATACACCTGGAAGTATTGCGCCAGCAGTTAATCTAACTCCTGTACCAGCAGCTACTGTATCGATTCTTTCAAATGCTTGTTGTCCTAGAACTAGCGCAGTTGATGCATCGGTTCCTGTAGCAGTTAATCCGGTGATTTGGGACATGTTGTGGAAACCATAGCTAAGTAATCTACCACCGATAGCTACTTGCCCAGTAAATGAATATGCACCATTAACTATAGCTTGGTTTTGACCAGCTAAAGCAACTAGCGTAGTTCCATAGCTTTGTGCAACACCATAAGATGGGTCGGTTAATGTAGCCCATGCAATTGGGACGTTGTCTAGTAATATATCGCCAGCAGCACCAGCAAGTGTGCAACCTATTAAGTTATATCTACCAGCTTTGTTTATTTCAACGCCATATGTTGAAACGCCTGTATTTGAAGACCCAGATAATTTATATGTCCCGATTGGCTCGAAGAAGCTGACATTTTCCATGTAAACTGGAGTTGCAGTACATGAATTTGCATTAATATCCGCTCTGACGTAGTTCATCTGGCTTGCATAGAATGCATTCCCGACACAGTTAATTGCATCTATTTGGATATTGCCGCTTTGACATCTGTCAAGTCTGATTCTGCCATTATTGAGATGGACACCGCTTATTAAGACTTCTTTGCCGCTGTCTTGTATTTCTGCATTTGATGTCGATGTAAAGACGCAGTTTTTAATGCTGATTCTTCCATCAAACTTAGATAGAACTGAATCAGAAAGAGTTGCTACATCAAAAACACAGCCTTCTAGTATTATTTCTCTATTGTCTTGTGAATATACTAAGTGCTGTAATGAAGCTCCACTAAACTTTAAGCTACGTAGTGTTATTTGGATGTCATTGTCTGATATTAATGCACAATAAGTATCGCTTCCTAATAGAGCATCTGGGTCTTCAGTAATAGTAGCGTTTGGTTCGACTATTTCAAAGACAGAGGTGTCATTAAGTCCGGTTATGGGGTGTATGGTTAGATTTGTTGTTGTATTTGATAGTATAGGACGTAAAACTGGATGACTTTCAGTACCTGCAGCTGCTCCTGAGGTTATTTTAACAAATTTACCACGTAAGTTATTTACTGTCCAGTTTGCTGCTGCTCCGGGTTTGACTAAAGTAGTTGAATTTGTTCCAAATCCAGCAGTACCCGCATTGACGCCGGTAGTTAGTGTAGCTAATGCAGTTCCGCCGTCTATAGCAATGCCATTTTTAAATCCTGAACTAACTCCACCGCCTTGAAAGCCTGATATTGAAAATCCTGACCAAGTTCCTGAGATTCTGATGGTTACTGAGCTTTTAATTTCATGACCAACTAATGAAGACAAAGCAGCTTGAATGGTTTTAAGCGGGGAACCTGGTGACCCTATATTGCTGTCATTTCCAGTTGAATCTACATAAATAACTGGATAGTCATCTACAGTAAAATTAAGAAATGAAGATAACTCAATATCTGAATTATAAATTCTGTTTTGGCGCAATAACTGTCTAAACGTATCATCTATTGCTATTTTTTCATTACCATTCAATGAGCGTCTTGTCATAATTTATTGCTCCAATTATTCGTAAATAAGTGTTCCATAGATATTAGCTACGGTTGGGAAGGTCTTGGGAGTATTAAGTCTCATATTGGCTAAGGTCTCGGTAGCTCCATCGACACTAAGTTCTGTGGAGGCTCCAAAGCCAGTGAAAGTGGAGGGGATTTGGCATAGCGTCCCCTTGGATACAACAACACCATTTGTATTGCCAGAACTTGGAAGATACGTGCCCGAGGGGGTCGAGAAGCTAAACCAAGCAAGAGGTCGCCCTGAGCTAAGTATTGTTGTGCAATTCAAGAAGGCATGTCCAATAATATAAGATAGCGGTGGATTAGGGTTGTTAGTTCCTAACGTAACATAAATACCAATCGCATAGTTTTCAACAACACCGTAGGTCGAGGCGATCCTGCCAGCGTACGGGGCAAAAAAGGTTCCATTCACTGTCGTGTTTTTTGCCCATATACCTGATAAAGCGAGATTGGTAGATACTACAGTAATATTCGTAGACAGTGCTGCTACGCCACTTGAAGTATAAACTGTGGAAAACTTACAGCCGCTTAATTGCATAAATCCATCTACAGTTACCGCAGAAACCTGTGTAGTCAATGCGTAATTGAAGTGGCAACCCTTGAATTCTACCTTAGCCTCCGAGGACACAGTATTTACCAGCCGGTTGCCATTAACTGTATCGTTGAATTCCATTGTCTGGATTTTAACGGACAAGTTTCTCAAGCCATTGATAGGACCCAATACAACGCCACTTGAGGAGGCGGCGGCGGCGGACGAACTACCGGGAGTTACCTTATTAGACCTGATGAAGGTTGCTGGAGTATAGATAGTATATGGCTGATTAAAGCCAGCATTAGTTCCTGTCAAGGCAAGGGCTGTTGCGGTATTGGACCTAATTGGATAGTGAGTGAGAGCCCCGGTAGAGGAGGTGAATTCAACAAATTTACCGGTTAATTCATTAACTGTCCAGTTTTGGTTTGAATCAACACTTTCTAGATTGGCATTAGTAGTGCTCGTAATTGTCCCAGACGTTGTGCCTGTAGTGAGAACTGGGGTTCCCTTTGTACCTACAATCTTTAATCCTGGACTATCAGTTGCTGGCGATTCAGCATAAGTGAAGGTGAGTCCGCCTACATAAAAACCATCAAATGTTCCGGCACCTACGTTTATGGTCACAATGCTTCTAATTTCTCTATTTTGCAATGAATCTAATGCCGCTTGGATAGTCCTAAAAGCTTGTTCCTCAGTTCTGCCATTATTTGAGTCATTACCTGTAGTTGAAACAAATAGCGTTAGCGGAGACGTAATTGGAGTAGAAAGTACAGAGCTTATATTAAAATCAGTATGGACTCCACTATCTCTTAGCTGGCTCTGAAAACTAGCATCTATTGCATTTTTAAGTTCATCATTTAGAGTTGCCATACTGAATCTCCATTATTCATGATTATTAATATTTGTATTTAATGCTGAGACAAATGCTCTATTAATAATGTCCCAACAGCCCCGCCGCCGCCGACAATGATTGCATAAATAAGCTTTCTATACCACTTTGTCTTCTCTACATCGGATTTTTCACGTTTTTCTAATGAAGAAATTCGATGCTTCATTTTTGAGTCTTCTTCAGCGACATTTTTGGCGAATTCAGTTAATGCGACATTACTTTCTTTGAAAGAAGAGGTTAATCCTTGAATATCTTCTTTCATTGACTTAAGTATTGTAGTTTGTTCAGCTATTTGCATAGCTACTTCAACACGCTCATTTTCTAGACGCTGAATACGCTCTTCTTGGTTCTCAAAAACAAATGCTATTGGGAATTTACTAGAAGGCTCTGACATTTTCAATCCTTAAATAAGTTTAAATAAGTAAAATAAGTTTAAATACTAATTAATACGATTATATAATACTGCAATAAATACAATTAGATAGAAAGGCTGATTAGTTAAAATCAGCGTCTCTATCTGATAAATTTTCTTAATTTAAAGATTGCTATTGTTTGATTTTATTACTTAACGATTATAGTAATAAATCTTATGGAACTACCGGTGGTTCCGTTGGGTCCGCTGCATCAATCGTAATATCTGGTAGGGCGTCAACGAAAGTGTTAAATTGGCTTTGTCTTGACGCAGCAAAGTCAGCTGGCGCTGCGTTGTCTTGTGCGTCGAACTTAGCTAGCCATTCTTGTCCAGCCGTAACTAGCGCTGCTACTTGACGGCGACGGGCATTTCTTCCACTAACTGCTAACTTAATTGCGTCTAATGCTGCTATGAATTGTTGTCTTCCGATTCCCATATGTACTCCTTGTTGTTATTATGCATAAAAATTTGGTGCTTTATTGATTGTACCGATGTTAGAACTAAGATAGTGAATGTCAACGAAAAGAATTGCTGGCTCATTAGGAGTTCCGCCTGTAATGGTCGGAATCGTAGTGGTCTTGATTGAGCAAAGTATCAACCCGTCAACCTCTAGAAGGTCTGTATCAATCTGATTAACGGTAGGACTAGCTGCTGATAGTTGAAACTCGTCAATCCTATGACGATATCTTGGAACTGTAGCAATGTCGGGCGTTAATATAGTCTGCGTTACGGTAATTGGCGAAGGGAAGTTCTCTTGGTTGTGACCTTTGCTGTAGCTAAACTCAAATTGATTCACTAAAGAACCTGATATAGCTGTTCCATTATGACACCAATGAACGTGGCAGTATAGGTCAGACCCGACTACCCAATCATGGGGCATATGAAAAGCAAAACTAGCTACGTCATTGGCCCCAAAAAATGGGACTTGGAAAGTTGAACCAACAAAGAGTTCATCAAGTATTGGCTGTCCAGCACCACCAACCTTAAGTGAAACATCGCCTTCCAAATCCCGCCAGGTGTAAGCATTATTAATTTTCAGTCCATACTGAGGCATTGTATTTTTTATCTCTCTATCTCTATATTTATACTACTATACTGCTATACAGCTACAACACTAAGTGCACCTTCATTGCTTACTGTTAGTTTAAAGCGCGTTCCATTAGGACTCTTTAAAATTACCCCAGCACCGGCTGTATTAATTTCAACCGTTCCATCTGCTGATGAAATACTAGCCATTTGTACAGTACCAGCTGAGTTCATTACCTTTAATCCGTAACCAACCCAGAGTGAACCTGAGGAGTGGTCAATAGCGATTGAGTTGTAATCAACTACTCCTGAGGAGTAAATCCCAAATGCCGTCTGGTATGAAGCTCCACCAGCACGTTCACCAATTCTTAAGCTATAGCCAGTGGATGGACCAACCATGTGGGTTGAGTCTTTGGTGACATAAAACTTCTCTACTGGTGTTCCACCCATGCCGGTCTGTACTGACAATAACTTGGCAGAAGCATTAACGCTCGCATCAGCTGCACCGAAACCAAGTTTCAAAGCAACATCTGAAGCCCCGGGTGTCGCATATGAAGACTGGAACTTAATTGGCGCTTGGTTGAGATTGTTGATATACCAACTAGTTCCATCATTACCCATTAGACCATTGTAGGTATGGGAAAGAAATGGATTGCCAGCGGCTGTAACGGCAACTGAGCCATAGCTGTGCTGTAAATAAGCACCGTATGTGCTTGTGCAATACAGCTGACCAATTGAGTTCCCGGCAGTATTTCTGAAAATCAGTGCCCCGCCGTCGTAGTTTTGGTCTACATAGAACGCAGCACGTTCTACTTCAGTGCCGCCAAGACCTGTCATTATGGATAATAACCGGGCCCCGGTCGAGCCCCCCGCGTAGCCATTTACAGATGCATTAGCGACACTAGTTCCAACCTTCCAACAATGGTCACCTGAGATTGCACCCTTGCCGCTGATAAGCTTGCCAGTCTGTGCACTCCCGCCGATAGCTGATGAGTAATACTCCCCACTGCCAGCGAAAATACCTTGTCCGGTTTGCAATGAATGACTTGCATAGGCAATACCATTGCCAAGACCTAGGGCAATGAAGGCTGACCCTTGTTGGTTATACATCCCCAACTGCGCCCCGCCTGCATAATAAAAGAACCCATTAGCCCGGTTATAGACGTAATCACCAAAGCCTACTCCGGTGTTTGGATTGATAATGGTGCCGTCTTTGGCTACATAGATTTTTTCAACAGGCGTACCGCCTATGCCAGTTTTCAGGCTTAATAGCTTTGCCCCGGCATTCACCGAAGCATCGGCCACAGACGTTCCGATGGTATTGCAGACGTCATTTGCACCGGCACCGGCACCCGCAACTAGGTGGTGAGTTATTTCGTAACAATAATGACCAACACCGGCATTGAAGCGCTGTTTTAGAGCCCCGCCATGATAAAGGTCGTATAAATCACCATCAGTTTCGATACTGTAGTTAGGCCCCATCGTAAGGGTTTGGCCATAGGTTCTAATTCGACGGAACGAGAACGCCTCATACTCGCTGGCATCGCCGATTCCCGTTCTCAGAGACAGCAGGCGCGCGGTATTCGAGACAGACGAGTCAACAACCGATGTTCCGATTTTCGCAACGATGTCAGTGGCCCCGGCTTGACTGCCTTTGACTTGAAATTGTGTCCTATTGCCAGCAGCAAGTGAGTAAAATTGAATATGAGGTGAGCCAGCTGGAGAGTAGGCATCAGAATTAGCAAGGAAATGTAAATTTCTGTTTACGTTGCCAATGCCAATAGAGCTGTTATCGCCGCTAACTCCTGAACCCCATTCTGAAGAACCTTGACCAGTACCGTGATACATTCTGATGCCATTCACACCGGCCGGGAGGTCGCCAATGGTGATTGCGTATGTGTTGGTCTTATTCTTTTGGTCAATATGTACTACACTGGTTCCATATGAACCGGGCTTTTTGATATTTAGATACTCGGATTCTGTGCCACCGATTCCAGTCCTGACTGAAACTAACTTTGAGCCATCAATTACGCTTGCATCAGCTACAGACGTTCCGATGATATTAGAGATATCTGAAACACCCGCTGTGCTTGAAGTGACGATATTTTGGGCATAGATATTGCGCCACTTATTACCGGGACCGCCTAGGTCATTAGTTACATTGCTCAGCGGAAAGAGCCCGGAGCCCGATGGCATACTTAACATCAGCCCAGTCGCCCGGGTTGAAATGGTTGGGGTTAGATTGCCCGTGTAATAACCAAGCGCAAACTCCCAATCATTACTCGATGTGCCACCAAGCTGTAGCAAGTTGAGTTGATTCGTTCCCGCGAGTGGGATGCGGAAAGCGGGGTTTGAATAAGACGTTCCGACGCCAGAAGCGGCATTTAGAAAAATTGGGTCATTAAAGGTTTTAGCGCCTGCTAAAGTCTGTGTTCCGGCAGTAACAATTCCAGGAAATGAAGCATCAGCGGGTTGTAGAGTTAGTTGTTGACCGGAAAGCGAAGCCGCATTAGCATTTGGCGTATTGCCAACTGGCGCAAGAGTTACTGGTTCATTCCATGGAAAATATGGCATTTTACGTCCTTAATCTAATTAAACCTTGGATATTTCTGTTACGTACGCAAAACCATTAGCTGCTACCCATATCCCATCAATTCTTCCACTGTAACCGCTTGGTACTTCATAATAAGAGCTTGGCGCCATTTGTAAAGTATAGTCAGCACTTGTAGCAGTTGCTCCTAGTTTTACATATAAAATTGCAGTCGATGCATTAAAAATAGTCAATCCAGTTCTTAAAGTATTAGCTGCCTTTAAGGTAACATTAGTTATAGAACTAGCTACTTCTGTTACTACAGTTGCAGTTGAACCGCCAGTAGATACGACTATTGGGTTTGTATTTGTCCCTAATACGTTTGTTCCATCAGTTATTTTAACCGGCCAAGCATTTGCTACTGTATTGGGAGCACCTTGTTTGATGCCAGTTGAATCGCGTAAATCTCTTAATGCTCTAAATACATCAGCAATTCCTGGCTCTTTGTAAATATAGAAGTTAGTCTGTTCTGGTTGAGTAAGTGAAGCCGAAAGTAAAACCGTGTATGCAGAGGCATTAAATCTTGTATAATTAAGTGGGTCGGTTAGTTTTACGTATAATTGGGTATCACTTACTATATCTGCTATTTGGAGAGTTTTAGTCTCTAATCCTGTAGCTGAAAGATAACAAACTGCTCCAATTCTTAAGTTAAAAGTACTTGGAACAGTTAATAAACCTGTAGACCCACCATCTACCACAAGGCTTAGTTTTGCAAATGGAATTAAATTTGAGCCCCAATCAGCCATTTTTCACTCTCGGAGTAATTATAGTAAAGATTGGTATCAAAAGGTTTATGCGGAAGCCTTGGAGTTAAGGATGTTTATTGGTAAAGAACCTGTATTCTCATCTGAATTCTGCTTTAATTGTGACTTACGTTCAACAGGAAGTGGACCATCTTCAAATGATTTATCTATTTTTTGGATTAATTCACGTCCAATGGCTTCAAAGTCCTTCTTGATATCATCTGGAAGGGTCTCCTTTGTGGTTTCTTTACACAATAAATCAAAGATTTTAAGCATTTTTCTTGATAATATTACTACTGCTACCTTATTTTCTTGAGTAGCAGCTATATTGTTTTCAGCAGTAACTATATCTTCTCTTAGATTACTGAGTTTGTCCTTAAAATCCATAAAAGAATCAAAGGTTTGAACGATTTTATTTAATAATACAGTTTTGTCTGTTATGTTATTAATACCATCACGGATTTGTAAAATAGTCTCAATATTTGCTAAATCAAATATTAAATCAACATCTTTTGGTGTTAATTGAATAGCTAAATAATCATCATTTCTAATATTACTATTATAGTTAGTCATTTTGTCTTTCAAATAAAAAGCCCAGGTTTACAAGGCCTGGGCTCATTATAACATATTCTGTAATGCTACTGCTACTGCTAATGCTATGTATCTAAATAATTAAACGCCGTATGGGGTAGCACCTGGGTCGTCATCATTTGGGTTACTTTCGTCATGGACAACTGTTCCCATAAATCGAGCACTTAAGTCCTGAATGCCTCTTGCTGAAGTAGAGGTGCTGTAACCTAGTGGACGAACATTTTCTACAGTCATTACGTGCTTATTGCCTTGACGATCTTCTAGATAAAGAGAGAAATCTTCATGGGCAAGTAGGTCTTGTAGTCTTGGGATAGACATTGTACCATATGGACCATTGTCTAATACACGGAAACCGGTGCATGAAACAGTAACTGTATCCATGTCTGTATAGACTAGTTCAGCGGCATTGTAACGCCCAAGGATGTAAATTGGAGATACACCGTAGTTTACTTCGTAACTAGCGCTAGTAAATACTCCAATTAAATTGCCGTTAATATAAAGACGGGCTCTAGCGCCTGTTAGTGTTTTTGCTTGTGCCATAAATCAAATTCTCCTTAATTCTTTTTCTTTAATTAAACAGCAGACGATTGCTGAACTTGGTTGATAAGTGCAGTAATTGGGATAAAGTACAATCCAGTAGCTTCGAAGATTTCTACGCTGATTTCCGCAACTGGACCAGTTATTCTAACTGAAGCATTTCTGTAACCAGCTGGCGCTCCATCAGATGAGGCAATTAACTTAAGTCTCTTAAGGTCGCTTAATACGCCTTGTAAGTAAGCAAGCATCACACCTGAACCTACATCACCAAGTGATTGACCGACGAAAGCTCTTTCCATACGTGAAGCAAGGGTTAGAGCAATTACGTCAGCTACATACATTGCTTGAACTGAGTTATAAACGAAGTTATCGTCAACGCCGTATGTAGTTTGGTCAGAAACCCACTTAAACCCGCCTGTGTCAGCTTGTTCTGCTGGTAATAGGCCGCTTAATAGGGCGTCTTCGACTTGGCTTAATACTTGGTCTGAGTAAGAGCCGTCGCCCATTAATACACCGCTGCAGTTAATGAACTTATTGACAACAGGCTTATAGAAGCCAGCTGCTTGCATAGCCGCAACAAGAACTGAGCCAGCCCATGGTTGGAATTGTGTCAATGAACCGTCAAGAGCAACTAACTTGAAGTCCTGGAAGCACATTGCAACTCTTGAAGAGGCAAGATTTGATGAAGCAAGCTTCGCTTCAGTAAATGTACCTTTCTTGCTAACAAAAGCTTGACGATGACGGCGTCTCTTGATTTGGCTCATGGCAAGAACGTGGCTCTTGGCATAAGCATTGATTGAATCAATCGCATAAAGCGATGAAGCATCGGTTGAACCATCGGCAATATCTGAAGCCGCATCTCTTGAGAATAAGGTTACTAAGAAGTTACCACGAACCTTTTCTAGTTGGTCGATTGCTGAGGTGACATCTGAAGTACTTGAACCACCACGGGCACCATTGGCAAGGAAGAATAACCCTTGATTTTCTGGTTGACCAGCTGTAGGAGCAGTACTTACAGTTGAACCTAATTGAACCAATATAGCGCTATCAGCAAGTAACTTCCAAAGAGCGAAGGCTTCTTTCTTAACTCTTCCGGGAACTGATTGTAAGTGACTTGCAATTCCAAAAGTACCCTTATCAAGAATTACTTGAGCGGTGTTGTTAGCATCTGTATAATTAAGTGCTGCTTGACCGAATAAAGCAGAGGCAACGCTCGCCTTATAGCCAGTTTGTGCATTAATATATGTAGCTAAGTCATTAAGAGTCTTAAAGTTCTTAAGATTTAAGCTTAAGTTGCCACCAGTTCCGCCACTTACTGTAGTAGTTAGTGTAGTTCCGGAGATGGTCATTGTACCGGTAATTCCACTAACTGAAGTTCCACCGTGGTAACCTACTCTTAATACAACGTCACCATCCCCTTGGAATGATTCGGTTATATTATCTACAGAGCGGGAAGCGGTTAATAAAGCTTCTCTTTCAGTAGCTGAGGTGAGTAAGTATGGGGTTGCAAGTGTAGAAACCCAAGTTACCGCAGTGGTGCTTAGGTTAAAGAATTGACTTTCAGCAGTAACACCGCTAAGACTGCAGAATTCTAGCGACTTACCAATACCGTCAATTGCAGGGCGTAGGCAAACTAAATCTGAAGTAGCTGCAACGGCAGTTGCTCCGAATGAAACTGGGTCACCATTGCTAAGTTTGGTCATTGTTATATATGACCCACCTGCAATAGTTGAAGAACCTGAGGCGGTAACGCGATACCAGCCCGCATTTGTTCCAGGGGTCCAACCACCGGGAGCAGTTGAGGCAATTTGTAGATAATCGCCAACCGCTGGGGTTGCAGCCCAAACTTGACCTGTAGCTAATGTTAGTGTTAGTGAAGAAGACGCTGCTGTACCTGTAACATTTTGACCGACTAATCCGGTAAGAACTGCTCTTGAAGTACCAGTTAAGTTAGTAACACTGACAGGTGAATAGCAGAGAATGTCGCCAACCGCAGCAATGTCTACTGAACCGACTGGAGTAGTTACGTTAACTGCACCACCAGTAGTTGTCGCATCAGCTAATTTAGTAGCCGAGATGGAGGTGCTTGTAGCAGCTGTGACTACATATGAACCACGGTTATTAGTTTCAGTATCAGCAAGAACTGAGGTAGCTGAAAGAATTAGTGTATCTCCGGGAGTTGGAGTTACAGCCCAAGTACCTGAATCTAGGCCAATTACAATTGAACCAGATGAGCCGGTTAGAGCTAAGTTGCCAGTAGTTACGTTACCAGCATTAAGTACGCCTCGGTCAACACCACCAGTAGCAAGTAAGTCACCTAATGCATTAATTGCAGTAACTAGCGCAGTTGGGCTAGTTAAAGCCGCTGGGGACAAGGTTTTTAATGAACCACCGTTTACTCTAATTCCTATACTTGAGGCTCCGACTCCACCGTATGGAATGTAGGTAAATGACCCAGTTGTAGGAGCTACTTCATCTTGACCTGAAGTTACAGTTAAGTTTGTTAAATTACCTAATGAGCCATAGCTCTTGTCGGCAACAGTTGCCCAATTCGCTAAACCTGAGCGGGTAAGTGAACCGGAGGCCTTTGTTGAAACATTGGTCTTTGCTAAATAAGCTCTAGTAAATGAACCAGTAATCCCTGGGTCATTTGAGGCTTGACAGGCCATTTTGAATGCTTCAACAAGAGGGCCGCTCTTGTATTTTGCTAAAACTGATGTTAGTTCATCGGGACCGAAATAGTTATTGACGATATTATCTGACTGTACGTCAGGACCCGCTTCTGCTTCACCAACTAGCATTAATACACCAGTTGTGGCAACGCCTGAATTTGATTGCTGAACTTTGACATCCACAACCGAACTTGGCTTAATTAATGTACCAAAAGTACCTGTATAGCGTTGTGCCATTTTGCTCTCCTAAATCAAATAAAAGATTGGTATTGCTTTGTTATTTAATCTTTTAACTATTCTCAGTCTTTTTCAACTCATTTAGTATAAGTTTTAATTCTTTTAAAATTTCTGACTTGGACATTTCTTCTTTTTTGAAGAATTTGTCCATTTTAGTGAATTCTTCTTCTGACATCTTAAGTCGTTCAAATCCGGCCATTGGAAGTTTAGGCTTTGGATTAGTTAATTGCCCTAAATTAGCGACTCCATATTTACCACCTAATGAAGCTTTTGCTTTTTCTGGGTTTGGTCCACTTAATCCTGACATTACTCTTTCGGCTGTATTAACTCTCGCTGGCATTAATGAATTTAGTCCAGGTTTAAAGGCTTTTGAGTGAACTGTTTGCATTAATGCTTGATTCTCAAAATCCCCACCCTTTGGAGCTACACCGGCAGGTGTTAAATCGGATGGCTCTGCTGGGATAGAAGCTTTTTCTGGATTAAATGAAGTAGGATGCTCATCTCCTGCTGGTAAATTAGATAGAGAAGGCATATTAGGTACAATTGACCCAAATCCAACATTTGAAGACGACGGTGGTGCACCTGCTGAATCTAATTTCATTCCGGGTGGCTTAAGTTTGGGGGCTGGAGCCAGTGGCGACATATTTGATTTAGGTGGATTTGGCTTAATAGCCGGAGGACCCGACAATCCCTTCTTTGCCCATGGGTCCGCGCCAACTTTTTCAAGCTTATCAGCGAAAAACTGTTCAATTTTATCTAAATCTTTAAATTCGCTCATAATTACTTCCTTCTCTTATTCATGTATTCGTCCATTTTATAGAAATCAGGATTATAGAAATCAGGATCTTTTGGACCTACTACTTGTGTTTTGGGTTCAGTTTGTGTTCTTGATGGTGGTCTTGTTTTAACTGAACCAGCGCCTTTTGGAGCTATACTTGGAGTCTTTGGGAACATCGCCGGAGATGTTTGTTTTGGGGTTTCGTCAATTAATGTCCCCGGAACAATTGGAAGCTTACTCATGTCTTCGTCATTTTTGCCAAATAAACCCCTGATTCTACTGCCGATACTTGGCTTAATGCCAGCTGCTTGTCTATCGGCTTGTTCTTCTGGGCTTAATTGTTCACCAAAACCAGCAGCTTCTCTATCTGCTCTTTCTTCTGGAGTTAATACTTCAGGTTGCGCTGGATGTTGTGGAACTGGGTCTAATGGACTAACTCGATTAACTAGATTTCTGCCAGCTTGTTTTACTTTGCCTGCAGCAGAGCTTAATCTTTCTCCAACACTTGGCCCAATGCCAGCGGCTCGTCTAATGGCCATATCTTCGGCATCTACGGCTGATGGATTAGAAGGATTTGTATTAGCTAATGAACCAGGTTCAGTGCGCTTTTGTTGTGCAGCAGAGAATCTTCCTGCAAATACAGGCGATTGCGAAGCCATCATTGTTGGCTTAGGTGGAACTGGAGCCATAGCTTGTTTTCTTGAAACAACCTTGGGCCCCGCCCATTCTGGGTCTAATGGAGCTTGTGGAACTGGGTCTAATGGAGCTTGTGGAGCTTGTGGAACTTTACGAGCAGCGGCTCTTTGTCTAATGCCTTCTTGTAATTGCTCTCTTTCTGTTTTTGGAGGATTTCCCCATTCAATAGGAATATCCGCAACTGGAGCAGGTGAAGAAACTGGTGCTGGTGCTGGCGCTGGAGCAGCGGCTTCAGAAACTGGCTTTGCAGCAGCTTTTTGCTTATTTGCATTAATAGCTGCTAAAATCTCTGGAGGAACATCTGTAGAAGGAGAAGGGGGTGGGGCCGCAGGTTGAGTTACGACAGGCGCAGCAGGTTTAGGTTGATTTCTTGGTTTGGACTTTACTTTTTTAACAGCTTGCGCAACTTCTTGTGGAACTGCAGGTGCTGGAGCTGCAGGAGCGGCTGGAGTTTGAGCAGGAGCGGCCTGAACAGCTTCTTTATTTGTAAAGAAACTATCGTCAGGTAGTGCTTCTTGACCTGTACCCTTTACTTCTTCTAAATTTGACTCAGGAGTTGGTAAAACTGGTTCTGGCGCTGGTTTTGGCGTAGGGGCAGGTGCGGGAGTAGCAGCATTTGATTCAGGAGCCTTGACAGGCGCTTGCTGTTCTGCTGGAGGAGTTGGAGCTTGAACATTTTCTGGCTTTACGGCAGGCTTTGCTTTAGGCTTAGGAGTTGGCTTGCCAGTAACTGGAGAAACTGGAGGAGAAGCTAAATGTGGCGCTGGAGGCTGAGGAGTTGGTTTAACTGGTTTTCCAGTAACTGGAGACACTGGCTTTGCAGCTAAATGTGGCTTATATTGAGCGCGAGCAAATTTCTCTGCATCAGTTTCTTTTTCTGAAGGAATTGTAGCCTTGGCAGCTTGTAAGTCTTTTGACTTATCGTGCGCACCTTTGATTTTATCAATCTTGCCTTGAATATGGGCTTTATCTTTTGGGTCATCCGCTAAATCTAAGTCCGCCTGAAGATTTTTTAATTCTTTAGCGGTCTTTGGGTCAGCAACTATATGCTTAGAACCTTGAGGCGCTTCTTTCTCTTCTTTAGGCTCTTTCTTGGGTTCTTTAGCTTCTTTAGCTTCTTTTGACTTTTTTGGAGCCTTTTTGACTGCTTTTTCCAAAGTTTCGTCTAAAATTTCATTTTTTTTTACGATTTGGCCACCACTGCCAGTGTCTTTGTGACCTACGTGTTCAGGGTTTTTATCAGAAGGAAGCACTGCCTTTGGCTTCTTTGTTTTGTTTAAATTCTTTTGGTCAGCTGGATGATTCTCAGCTTCAGCCTTGGCATCGTCAGTTTCGCCTACATCTGACATAGAAACTTCTTCATAAGAACTTGATTCTGAAGCCGAAGATTCAGATAGTTCCTTGTGATATTTCTTTAATTCAGCAATTTGCTGAAGTCTTAGCTCTTGCTGACTAATTTCTTTAGAAACTTCAGCTAATCCATTGTCATTCTTAAATAGCTCGACTTCTTTACGTAGTGCTTTGGCAACTAACTTAAGCGCCTCCGCTGCTGTAATTTTTTTATCGCTACCGTTAGACATTGAATTCTCCTAAAGAATTTGTTAATAATACTATTTAAAGATTAATATCGTATCTTAGCTTCTACTTGGGCCAATTCCATCAAAATTATCGTCTAACATATGCCAGCCCTGTGCTTGAACTAGAGCCAATAATGCATCTGGAGTAGTTGTTCCGCTTACTATTTCAATACCATTGATTTTAACTCCCTGAATTTTAGGAGAAATCATCTTAGGCCAGTATTGTCTGCAATATCCAGTTAATGTAACATCTCTTCCGAATGTCATTTCATTTTGAGATTGTGGTAGCTGATGTACATACATGGGCCCTGAAGAGGTTACTTGTCTATCAAAGCCACGTTTTTCTAGAAATTCTTGTTTGTATCTATAAAGTATAAAAACTAAAATACTATGTAAATACAATAAGTTAACTGGATCGCTCTGAGCAAAGCATTTCAGTAAATATGTTTCTTTAAATAAACAGCTTTCAATTGAGACTACATAAAAGCTGTCTATTGGCATGATTATTGCGTTTGTAAAATCTACATTTAGTCCGGTTTGAATTACAAATCTATTATCACTTAATACATCTGTAATTACAAAGCCTTCTTTAATGCTTGGTGAAAACAAAATTTGATTTACAAAGACTTCGCTAGTTGAAAAACCATCTGGAATAATTACATATCCAGTAACTGGGTCATATGTTGGGGTAAATGGACCTAAAATTGGGTCAATTTTGATTCCAAACTCTGAAGATGGAGTTTCTTCACTTACGTCGTAGTTTACATCACCTAATGTTGCTTGGTCTTCTGAAGAAGACTGTAACCCTATTGCAATCATTGGGAACTTTGGGTCATCAGTCCTGAAGTTCATTGAAACTGAGATTTCATTATTTAAGAACCAATTCTTAGCCCTTCTTTTCTCAGAATCTCCATAGATATTCTTTGTTAAATCATCAGTTGAATACCAATTAAAGACATAATCTAACAAAAATGGGTTATCGCGTAAGTCCTTGAGACCTGCTATAATGGCGGTCCTGATTAGGATATCTGAAGGAACAATACCGTGTATGTTTTGTGAAGTTATCATAATCATTATCAATCTTTAATAAGATTGCTTCTATGTGAAATATGTTCGAACCTAAAATCTCTACAATCCAACTGTCTTTAATCATGATTCGTTTACGAAACGAGCTTAGTAGTATTAAAATTAACAAGCCTAAGGTTAAAAACATTAAACATGAGTGGATTAGGGCTACTGGAACTAAAGTGATAGAATTAATTGAAAAAGAAGTTAAGGTCTTTAATGAAGCCAATCCGGACTTAAAGCTGAATTCAAATGATGTAATTGGTGCTATAAATACTGTATTAAATAGGCTATTAAAGGCAATGGGTAAATTACCACCCTTGAGCTAAGTCATCTAGAAGTCCTGGTAATATTGTATTATCCCATTTATCTTGTGCCCATTCTTGAGCATCTTCCCATATTTGACTAGGGGGAGTTCCTGGGTGGTCCCATTTACCTGTATTTCTTTGTGATTCAGCCGCTGTTCTGAATGTATAGGCTCTTCCTTTAGGTTCAGAATCACCAGATAATCCAGAATGGCTATATACTCTTACATTTTTTAATAGCGGAACAGTCGGGTGGTCTTGTTTCATATTAACAGACCATGGTGGTCGCTCTTCGTCTGTTAATTGGTCATATGCTTCTTTCTTTGTAGACGGATATTCTATATCAAAAGATGACAACAACCATGGATAAGATTCTTGGGTTGAACTTTCATCAGCATCTTCTGTTCCAATGTGTCTTTTTGTCATTTCTGCCTTTACGGCAGTCGCAAGAACTGCTTGCATTGGAGTTAAGTTGTCACCGCTGTGTTTAAATGGTACTATTATATATCGGCCATTCTTGCCATGCTTAGCCTTACTTGAGCTTAGTAAGCCATCTAGCATGTTAAATGGACTGGAACCCTCAATTATCCAATTAGCTTTATCATCTAAAGCTACTCCCCATGTTCCATCTTCTACTTTTATAATTCTTAATGCAGAAACGAAGTCTTTACGACGACTTTTGAACTCCGAATTGGCTTTTTCTATTAAATAAGCATGCACCATACCAGCAAGCCATTCAGTTCCTTCTTGAATGGCTTGTTTAATATTGGAATCCTCGATGGTTCCAACTGATATTTTGATTAAGTATTTAGGCATTATTTATTTTCAATTTTACCTGGAGATTGCGGTACACCTTCTGGACCCATTACGCCGCCAGTACTCATTTGGTGCCAATGTCCATTTTTCATCTTAATTTTATTGCCAGTTCTGTGTCCCGGAGGAACTGTTTGGCCTTGTAGGGATTTGTCTAAAACCTTCCCATCTTTTGGAGCTTCTGATGGATTCTCTTCTGTATTAAAATATGAATCCATTGAAGTAAAGTCGCATTTATCTAATTCAGCCTTCTTTGTTGGATCATTGTCGAGAATAGCAGTTGCTGGAGAAGGAGGTTGTTTAATTCCTCTATCTTTTTTTCTTCTAAAATCTCTTAATGACTCTCCTGCGGTCATTGCATCGATGTCTTCCCAAAAGTCCTTCTCTACGTTTTTACCTGCAACAGTATTATTATATCCTACGCTTTCATTTGGTGCACCAAGTGCTTGTGGTGGGTAATTATGTATTCTACCTTTAGCAGTATGTGGGTTCGCACTAACTCCCATATTGTGTCTATAGGCTTCCCATATCTGCGGATCTTCATTATCAAACAAGTCATACCCCTGTCCACTAATTGGCGCCGCTGGATTAACTGGACCAGATACAGCAAATCTATCTTGTCGATGAATCTTCGATGTAGTATGGACTTGGGGTTTAGCTCCAGTTTGTTCCATGTAATTATCTCTGGATACTGGATTATTCAAGAATCCTGCCATATTCTCTAAATTTTCTGCATGGCTTCTTGGAAGAGCTTTAGCTAGATTTAGTAATTCAAGAAATTGACCTATTTCTTCAGTCTTAACCATTTCTCCATGTGTTTGTGCCATCTTAATCATTGAATCGATTAATTTCTTAATGGCATCAAATGCTTTTGGATTAATTTCCTTTAGTCTCATTATGTCTACTGAGTAATGCTTTACTAAACTCAATGCTTCTAGTACTTTTTGCTTAGTACTTTGTGAAGACCTAGGACTTGATACAACATCGTGACTAGGACCCATTTTAGGTTGGTCAGAAATAGGCATTTCACGCGATGGAGTTGCGCTATTTACTTCATTAACCTGTGGGTCATTTGATGCCCCACCAGTAACTTGGACTGGATTCCTGGCATTATGGTCAATTGCTTGCTTAAATTCTATATCTTCTTTTTCAAGGAATGGAAGTCTTAGTTCATATCCATTCTTGGATAAATCATCTTCATCTTCTACTAAGTCGCCATAGCCTTCTGTATCGAGCTCTTTGCTATATAGGACTATTCTGTGTCCACCTTCTAGTTCTGACTGCTGCATTGCCTTATAGGCTTCAATAGGGGTTATTCCTATACCTATAGCTAGCTTGGTTTTAGCAGATAATTCATATTTATGGGCAAATTCAGATAGTTTAAGTATGCAATCAGCTGGAATCTGTATACCAATTTGATTACCAAAAGAAGTCAATACGCGTCCATGACCTTCATTTAGAGTCCATTCTTTGATTTCACAAAAAGCTTTCTCTAATGGGGCAGAATATCGTAGCAATGCCTCGGCGTCATCTCCGATTAGCGCTTCTTCAAACTGAGAGTGGGCCGAAATGGGCCTAATGAACACAAATGACAACATAGTCACCTTTAATTATGATATAATATTCTTGAGGCTTTATGGAAAACACAAACAACTTAATTACTACTTTGAAGAAGGCGTATAAGATAATGGAATTAGATATAGATAAGATTGATGACCCAACAAGTATTTATATTTATACAGAAATCATGAACAGAATCAGGGATTTAATTGAAGACGTTAAAACCCTTCAATAATTTCATATACAGCTTCGATATCCTCTTCTGGTAATTCTTCTGAGAAATTCAAATAGTTACCACTTTGAGTTTTCTCTAGTTTAATGTATTGAGATAAGTAGGATAGACACACACATCCTACGAACTCTTCTGATTTAAAGATATTTCCACCACATTCTGAACAAACCTTACCCATATCTTCTTCGCTCATCTTAAGCTTTGCTTTACGTGGCTTAAGGTGTCTACGTGGAGTTAATCTTGGTTTAGTCGGACCTTTGGGAATCTTTGGTGTAAACTTAGACTTCTTTTTGTGGTCATACCTATGGTCTGCGTGTGGCTGATGTGGGTGTTGCTTCCTATATTTATATTCAGCTGCAGATTCTTGATATTTACTAAGTTTTTCTTGGGCTAATTGAGCTATTTTCTTGGCGTCTTCTATTTTTAATAAATCAGTCGCAACTACTTTATTGGTTGGTTCATGTTTTACTAAATATGGAGAGGTCAAAATGCCGGTATATTCAATTACAAAGTCACCATAGTCTAATTGAGATAAGTATTGTTCTTGAATATTCTTAATTAATGTAGTTTTGACTAAAATATCTATATTTTTACCTAATACTTCTAAGTCTTTTTCATTAAAATCTTCATTACCGCTTATTTTACTGTTTAATGCCACTCCTATAGCGGCTGCGACATGAATAAGAGAGGAGTTGTTGAAGGTGAATAGCTTTTCGTCTATGGTAACTGCACCATCTAGTCCATTTTCGGTCTTTTCTAATACCAAGAAGGTTTCATTAGTGCCTGGAACTTTGCCTTCGAATCCATAATTGCTAATATTATTAATCCATGACAATAAAACTCTGGGAACCAGGATGTTATTGAATGACGGATTCTTCTCTATTGCACGCTGAATAGCTAGCGAACCATTTTCTCCAAGAACTGAATCTAAGAATTGAGTATTCATAATTAACGTGGTCCAAAAACACCATCTCGTGGTTGAATTACTTGACGATTGGTATTGGTTCCATCCTCTTTCTTTTCTTCCTTAAACATATAGTATTCGCGAGCTAAATGAGCTGAATACGGTGCTCTTTGTGGAACTTTTTTATTAGTCATGAAATCAGTCTTATTTACAATACGGACTTCATGCATTAATCTATTTACATAATAAAATGGTGTATACAAATATCTTACAGAATAAATACTGCCTCTGTTTAGTTCTTGGTTGTATCCAGGTCTATTGCCTATCCATTTAATTTTGCCATCTACAATAGTATAATCGCTATCTGAATATTTAACGCCATTTTCATCATAAATAGATTCAACTTTAACGGCTAGGTAGTTTAGTTTATCTATTCCAGTTATATTGGCTTCTACCTTTTGCCCGGCAGGAACCAATACAGCACAGCTTGAGATATAGAATCTATCAAAGCTTTGAACATATATTTCATTCTTCGTGCCGTCATAATATCTTGGAAATGTAACATTTACTACGCTACCGTCTAGTAAGCCTAAGTCAGTTAACTGAGCAGACGCTGGGTTATTGGTAAACAAAACTGTTATGTCGCCTACGCATTCATAAATATAACCGTTTGTGCAATTACCGTGCCCATCATGTCCACCTCTATGGTCCATTACGTCAGTAATACCAATTGGACAAGGAATAGAGCGCCAATGAGTCATTTTAACTCCGTTTTGGGAGATAAATTGGTCTTGGGCGTCTAAATCTAACCCTATTTGCTCAAATGGTATTTTAATATCGGCCATTATTTTTTACCGGTTGACTTAGTAGGCGGAGTTGGGGCTGGGGTTGGTTCTGGTTCAGGTGCAGGACTGGGTTCGGATTTGTCTTTATAAAAATACTTAATTACAGAGTTAGCTCCCATGTACAAAGCAGCTAATGTCAATATGGTTGTACAAAAAGTACTATAAATAACAGAGATATTGCTCCATTTACCAGCAGCTAATCCAACTAAAGTAACTAAAGCGCAGGAGATATGAAATGTATGTAGTTTTCGGGAACGCCATCCCCCGTCTCGCTTACTTGACATATTAGCTCTCCCTGAGTATTGTATTCAATAAGTCAGTAACCTTATCCCATGTTGGGAATAAGTGGCTAAACATCATTGGGTCAAAAGTCTCGCTTTTGGACAGTTCATCTAATACAGTGTCTGGAAACTTCTGGACCGCTAATTGACGAGCAAATCCCCTATGAGGACCGGAACCAAGAATCATTATCCCTGTATTGTCATCATTTTTAGCAACTATATTGAACCCGCCCTTTGTAACAAATTCGAAAACGGGCACACCATTGCTCATTCCAATTTTCTTTGGTGGTTTCTTAGGGTCTAATTGGTCTTTGGTAATCTGAAGTTTCATTGCTTACTCCCAAGTACAAGATTGTTAGTAAAGAATTTTCTGATAAACTCAGATTTAGGTCCTGAATAATTCTTGACTTCAAGCAATCTATCCAATACAGGTCCTGGGTTTATTTGGAATTTATTAAGCAATTCTACTAACTTAGTTTCATCAACTAAATATAGCCAATGAGCTAATGAATCTTCGACTTCATGGCTAAGTGTAGGTAGGACATCCATCTTGGATTCGGGCGTTAATTCCTTCCACTTTCTTGCGGAAAATACCCTTAAATAAAATGGAACCCATGATTTTGGGTCTTTAGCTGGATTAAAGCTTGGGCCAGCAAATGCAGAGCCTGCGTCAATAAGCTTTAAATTCCCATATTCATCAATCATGATGTTTCCGCCATGTCTATCTGGGTTGCCTAATACAAAGTCTAATATGGCCCATTTGTACAATAATCCATTATTTACGTATTTAGAGAATTCATTGCGTAAATCAACGGTCTTATCTTTTCTTATCTCTTCTATTGACTTAAAGTTGCCAGTAAAGAACTCAATAGCCGCTACTTCTTGCCCATCTAGAGTAATTAATGCTGATTTTGGAATATATCTGCTTAATCCAAATAACTTGGCAGCTTCATTAAAGGCAACTTCCCTTCTTGAAGCTGAGGCCGCTTCTTCTGTTACACCCCAAGCCTTACTTGGCTTTCCAGAGCCTGGTTTTAAGAACCAAATGGTATTAGTTACAGTATCCTTCATTAGCGCGGAGCCTTTGCAGTGTTTTCCGTCTAATTCAACTGGATAAACCTTATTGTCCTTAAATGCCTTTTGAATTGCTGTAGATACTTTCTTATATTCAGAGAATACTGGCTTAACTATACGCGGAATGGACGAAACGTTCATTTCGGACTTACCAAATGATTGAATTTGTAATAATTTAGCCAAAATATCTCTATTACTTTCATTTACTTCAATTCTATGAGCCGCTAGCGCAATTGCTACATAATCGCCTTCATAATCTATTGTAGCATTAATTATATCTTCTTCTGTTGGGATATAATTATTTGCCATAAATTTGGCTGAATTGAATTCTGGAGATAATATAAGCCCAGAACTGGCCATAATGAAGGCCTTCTTGTAATCTTCTGGGGTTGGCTCCCATTTCATTAAGTTATTAATCTGCTCTACTTCAGTTTTGTGCAAATCTCTGGTAAGCCAGTTATTTGTAGCCATGTTTGCAGCGTATTGTAGATGCTTATGCCCTTCTTCCATATTTCTATGGAATTGTTCTGGGTCATTTCCTGTTAAATGGAAAAATTCCTGCTGCTCTTCTGGCGCGGCTTGCATGTAGTCAATAATGCCATTTAATTGAGCATGGTGCCATGTTTCTGGTTTAGCTGGGTCAGCTGTACCAATGTCTTTTTGATATTCATGCCATTGTTGTGCAGCTAATTTTGAATCATGTGGTAAAAATCCATATAAATTTCTACTTAACTTAAAGGCAGGGACTTTCCCTAGACTTACTGGCAGTTGTTTAAAATCAGAATAAACAATAGGAAGGGCTCTATCTGGGTCACCAGTATTTACTTTAACAGGGGAATTTTGCCAAGCTACCATTGCTTTTTTGCCATCAAAATCATTTAAATTCGGCAAAGGCCTTTCTAGTTCATTTTGGTCATTTGCTTCTGTATTTGCTGCCCACCAAAAAGTTTCTTGTGTATCATGGTCTATATCAGAGATAGGGAACTCGCCTCTATCGTGTGCATTTTGGCGATTATTCTGAGAGGCAACAAATGTTCTATTTGTAGATTCGAGATGGGTCTGGCCTTCAGGATATAGGGATTTGTCTTGAATAAATCTATTGCCTTGAGTTCCCTGGGGGTCTTGTTCTTTTGGAACTACATGACTTACGTCAGCATAAGCGTCTCTTAATACAGCATCATTCTGCTCATTGGCTGCATTTTCTGCATCATTGGCTGGCCAGCCCTTTTTCATTTCTTTTTCTTTGGACATAATTATTTTTCCAAGTCTTCCCAGCCATCAAACTCAATTGTTTCTGATTCTGACTTATAATAATCAGGATTTTCGATAAGGTGGTCCATTGCAATAGATTGAGCAACTTTCTTCTTATTTGTATGCTCCATTTCGTGCTCGGAGCCTTCTGCTAGTTGTTCTTGGTCAAAATCCTTTGGATCCATTCCTTCAGATAGACCACCTTCCATCTTTTGCTCTAATTCCGGTGGAGCATCTGTGTCAGTTGGCATTGGTGGAGTATTGTCAAAAGAGAAGGTTGCATGAGCACCTGGTTTAGATAGCTCATCGACGTGTTCCGGTCTGACCTTATTTGCCAATGTGTTGAAGTTCCTGAAAGTCCTTTTTAATGCATTAAAATACTTATTATAATGCCTATCTCTTTCTTGTTGTATTACTATGTTTCTTTGCGCTGGGTCTTTGAAATTCCATACATGCTTTGGTATAACAAATTGTGGCAAAAGCTTTTCTAGTTTCTTTCTAGTAACTGGGTCGTTCATTACATTTATTAATCTAGCATAATGCTCTGTACCGCCTCCACCACCGGGTCCGTAATTAAGATTTTGGAATGCCTTCATTGCATTTTTAGCTTCTTGACCATTTTCTACACCATTATAAGCCATTTCTAATAAATTATCATATAATGGAGATAATTGAGATACCTTTGCTTTATTTTCTGTGACTAATCTGTGTTCAAGGCCGTGAGAATCTTCGTGTAATTTTGTTCCAATTACAGATTTGGGATTATTAAGCAACTTTAAGCGTCTTCTTACATCTTCATCATTGACTTTAACACCTGCCTCCTTGTCTTTTAAATATTTTTGCCTAACAATATCGGCTCTCATATTTTCATTCAAAGCGGCGCCAGTTGTTGTTAATCTAAATCCCGAATGACCTATGTCACCAAGTAATTCTTGTGGGTCTTTCTTTGCTCTTTCTATCTTTTCGCTGTCTCCTTTTGTTCTAGCTTCAACTAGTGCCACTTTATTTGCATGGGCTTTATAGTCACTTTCTGCTGGAATTGTAAATGGAGTTTTTGATCCGGGTGGGGTGGAAGGTCCGATAATTGGAGTATCTCTTCTATCATCTCCTTTGGGAGAATGCTGAGTACCCAATAATCCGGGCCACTTAGTAGATGGTTGTACTTTAGTTAGTTCTTCCGACTTTTTCCAGTTATATGAAGGCAAAGATAATTTGCTAGCTATTTTATCAAAAGCAGTTCTTAATTCTGGATTCATTTGTGGCTTAGCTTTTAGCCAAGGCTTTGCTTGTTTAGCTTTATTAAAAGCAATTACATATGAATCTTGCTTAATTTTCTCTGGATTACTCGCTAATGCCGACTTAGCTGCATTAATTCCATATCTCCATGAATAAGCAACCGCATCTGGGTCTAGTAATTGATTTTGATTACTATTCCAGATGTGTTTAGCTATTTCATTATGGAAATCTGGGTCGGTCTTGATTTTCTTAAGAAAATCCATTTTACTGCCAATATCTGGGAACTTGGCCTGTAATCTCTTGCTATCTTTATAGGCATCAAAAGCAACCATTGGCTTTAAGCCTAATGGTCCATGAGCAGTATTCCAGTCAGTTTTGTTTGGAACATGTTTCATGTTTGTTCCATATTGACTTTCATTTATAGAAATAGCTCTTAAGTCATCATGCAGAGTTTCTGGCTTAAATACAGCTTCTGCGTCGAATTTCTCTGGCTCATTAGGAGAGTTAGTTGCTAAGAACTTAGGTTTCTCCTTAAACATCATTGCTGGAGGTGGCTTTTGTTGATTGGGTTGACTTGGATTAACTGCAGATTGATTTACTGCAGTAACTGGCTTTTGTGGAGTTTGTTGAGTAGGAGGCGAAGCGATAGCAGAAGCGGACAATGCAGCACCAGCTAAGGCACCTTTCCATCCCTTTTCTAAATCAGAGCCTGAATTAAGCAGCTTCTTAAGCTCTTCTTTATGTTCTGTATCTTTATTAGACATGGGAACTAAATACCCCCAGACCATATAGGTTCTTTAGTCTGCGAATTAGCCCGTCTCTCTTCTTTTCTAAGTAGTCAATCTTAGGCTGGAACGCTTGTGGACCCGGGGTTGACATACTTTGGCTTGCCCCGTCAATTGACATAGAGTAGCTTTGTGCTCTATTAGTAATCTGTAGAGCATTTAGTACCTCAATTGCCGCATTGCATCCTATAATTTCATTTACAACCTTTGGAACTACAGCATTTGGGAATCCAGCAGTATAGGTTACTCTAATAAACGCAGGAACCCATGCCAAACCTGACATAACATGTAAATAAGCTGCACCGCCGCCAGGATTTCCTGTATTAGTACCACCAATAAGACCGCCCGCTATTGCTGGAACGAATGGAATTAGATTTATTTGACCCTTATGGAAGTTAGCTGATTCAATCCAGTCTAGGTTTACAGAGAAAATATCTTGCCCAGATGGAGGAGTGAAGGCAAACTTTTCGATACTCATTACTGGACGATGCTCTACCTTAATGTACCCATATGAAATCCAGAAGTTTCTATCAAATGGATGCTTTTCGTCGTATTGGACTGGAAATATAGTTAATCCAGTTTGCAATTCGGCTTCAGCAACGCCACGTTCAATAAAATCCTTTAAATCATCACTAGTAAGTTCGTCTCTTTGGTTAGTGACGGGATTAATGAAATATGAAACTAATGGGATTCCAAAAAGGAATCTCTTAGTTAGTTGCTCTGGAGTAATAAGCGGTTCTACGCGTCTCCATTCTTGAGCATCTATAGCTCTATCTGGAAATACGGAACTAACTGGCTTTGAATTATCGTAAGATGCCATTGTAGCCTCCAATTAACAACGTGAAGCAGTCTGAGGAGCTACGTTGACGACATTGCTAACAAACGCTCTAGTAACCTTAAGTGTCTCAGTTAGAGCTATTTGAAGACTGAATGTCCCTGACTTAAGCAAGTCAGTACTTAAGATATCTATCTTCCATATGGAAGTATCGTTTGCGAATGGCTGAGTAGCTATTTTAGCTAAACTATTGACATCATTGATGTTTTGGATATTAACCTGCAAAGTAGCGCCACTTGCTGGCATATATCTCTTACCAACCGGCCTATTTTTGACAATATCCTTGTCTTTGTCTAAGTCAACTAATTGAAAATATAGAGACGGGGTATCACCTTCTGATAATCTATAAACATCCCCATATTCCCAATTATTAACGTCAACAACGTTTAATAATAAGCGTGCAGAAAGATACATTCGAGTTTCTCCTCGAATTAAAGATTGTTACGTCGGCTATCGCGACTTGGCCTTATTTGTATTTAATAATTTATTGTTAAGATAGGCTCCTAAGATGCAAATTATTGCTAAAAATAGGTAGTATCCTCCAAAATCATTCTTAAATAAAACTTTGTGTATAATAGCTTGTACGATATTTATAAAAGCGCAAAACAGCATTATCCAAAACATCATATTGTTCCAATTCTTGGGTCGATATCTCTGTTTTTGTTTAAGATAACAGAACTAACCATAAACTTCTGGGCCACATCTGCCTTACCACTGACTGATTTTACAGTATAATGACCTTGTAAATGAGGATAGAGGCCGGGGGAGCCATTTTCTAAGTCAAGTCTCTCTGGAGTTTCGTAATCAATGAAAAACTCAGCTACAACCACCTTACCTTCTACTTTTAAGGTGGCGCATCCAATTAGTCCGCTTTCTCCATAAACCGGAACAACTGGCTCACAATGGAGTTTACATACTTCAAAGTTGCATCTACGGACATTTTGGTGTTCGTCATCAAAAATAAAGACATCGGCAGACTTATTAAAAGTCCTGATGTCATTCATTGAAATGACTTTGGTTTCGTCTAGTTCTAATTCATCCATGATTAAGCATTAGCTCCCTTTTGGGTAGCCATTATATCATACGGAACGTGTCCTGAATAGGCCAGAAGTTCATACCAGGTATTGAGTTTTACGAAGAAATCTCTATCTTCGGCTAAATCTTCATAAAGAAGGTCGTTTATATAGCTTTGATTAATACTTAAATACATGTTAATGGATTCATTTATAAAGCCATTAATAGAATATTCATACACCATAAGACAGAGGCCCTTGGAATGCTCTCTTTTTGTAATCTTGTTCTTATTAAGAAGGCTATCAAGCGCTATCTTCTCAGCCTCTAAGTCCTTCTTTTCCTTGGTCATATTTAATAGATTACTATTCATAGTATCATTTCTTTGTATAGACGAATTGTTCATTATAGATGTTCTGGACTCTATCTTTAAGCAGATTTAAACCCATTTCTTTGCTATTATGAATAATTGCATCAAATAATGAAGCACTGATGTCGCTAAGTTCCGTCTCAGATTGATGCGTACTTTTAACTACATCATTGCGGCTCTCTATTTTCCATACTTTACTACCCAATAGTGCCATGTTTACTACTTCATTTCTAAATCTAGCATCGGTGATTATAATAAACGGACTATAATCTCTTGAATCCGTCCTAACAAGACCGTCAGTTTGAGAATATTTGTATCCACCAATAAGCATTTTTTTAATAACATCTTTAGCATAATTTACCCAAATGTCAGGATGGACACTTCTTCCCCATTCTGTACCTAAAGTTTGTAATGCTATTCTTGGTGTTAATACTGGCTCATTTGTTAGTTTAACAAAAATATCATTTCTTAGAGAATTTATAGCTGCAGCGAGGTTTTCATGCTTAAATACTTCAGCTATTTCTTGAAATAATGGTTTTTGAAAAATATTTCTATTAATTTGATACCATGCTTCTTTAGCGGTTTCCTTGTCTGAAAACCTAGGCTCTATTTCATTACGTTTATGAGATGGTCCCCATAGTTGTTCATCTGAGAAGCCAAAGATGTTTTTAGCTATTCTTTTTAATGGATCAGCAAAGGCTATAGTTTGCCCATTTGATACCTCTGTAAGCATCTTGCCTACAGTATCCTTGCCAACCCCAGCATTTCCAACTAATGTAATTACTGGAATCATGTATTCCACCCCAATGCATTTAATGTATGTGGGAAATGTACTGGTAATATTGTAGTTATTATACTATTTGCAATATCTGAGTGTTCCTTTTGAGTTCCATTAGCCCTTCTTAGGTCTAGGTAATGAATCCAGCTGCGTAGACTGCCCTTCATATATAGTCTGGTAGACGTATTTAGTGGGAGGAGGAATCTTGCTTGTTCCTTAGCTATGCCCTTGGCAATTGCTTCATTATATAGATTAAATGATTTATCCCATACCTGCATTTGAGCTTCGATAAACCACTCTTTGTCTGATTGCGACATATCATCTATAGAGTTCTGTCTATTCTTTGTGTCTTGACGACGAGCTTCGTATTGTTCAAAATTCGTAACCCCTGAATATCTTTGGGAAAATTCTGAAAATACAAAACTTCTGTGACGAAGTATTTGCGCAGCAATTGCCCTACTTGTCTCAATTTCAACAGTAAAGTCCACCATTTCTAATGGTGACCAGTGTTTATTAGCAATGAGATACTTTAATAACTTAGGTGCGGTTTCTAAATTGTCTTGATTTTGTGGAGATGAAACTCTCCCTACATAACAAATTAAATCCTCTGTACTAAGTTCTAATCCATTGGCGGTAGTTATTAACGGCTTAGTAATACTTACAATTTTAGTCTTCATTTACTCCCTTTCAATCCGTGTGGGTGACCTTCTTCATTTCCTGAAGGAGTTACTTGTAGTATTTTAACCTTATTTCTGAATTCAGACAGATTTGTAGCTCCAGTATAGCTAAGTGCTGAGCGTAATCCTCCACAAATTTGGTTAATAATATCGCCAACTGGCCCAGTTACTGGCTTCATCATCGCGACTCCTTCTGGAGTATAGTCATTTGATAGATTTTCATCAAAATCAAGACGTGCTTCACGACTTGCCATACCTCGATAAACCTTTTGTCCTTGAATTATTTGACCTGGAGTCTCAAAGCTACCTACAAGCATCCCACCTAGCATTACTGCATCAGCGCCGCAAGCAAGGGCTTTAGCTACATCTCCGCTTTCTCTACATCCACCATCGGCTATTAGGTCGAATTTGAATTCCTTCTTTAAAGCGGCTATATCAACGATAGCTGATAATTGTGGAACTCCATGGCCTGTGACGCGTCGCGTTACGCAGCTTGAACCCGGCCCGATTCCAACTTTAATGGCTATAGCTCCAGCTTCTAATAGTCTCCTTGCGCCTTCATAAGTGGCAACATTGCCAGCAATTATTTTAGCTTGTGGATGGTATTCTAATAATTTTTTAAT